ATAGACTATTCTATTAACATCACCTACATATTTCTTTGGGTTCGTAGGGCGATATAAACCTTTATAAGACTTCCTCATTTTGTTATAAATATACTCATAAGGATATTTAGATGAGTTTTACAAACAAAGTTTCAAACATAATCAAACAAAAGATAGCTACTAATTTAATTAATGGTTTTGCTAATAAGGTACCAGCATTTGGTCAACCAAAAAAACTAGCGGCTAAATTGGCTAACAAATCACCATTAGACTTATCACAAAGTCCAGTTGCACACATGGATCCAGTTAATAATCCATACACGTATGGTTCTGTTTACTATCCACAAGAGACTAGTCAATTAGGCGAAGGACACTATATTATATTTGATATTATAGAAAATAAATCAACAAATTATGTAGATCAATTTAGTGATAGTGAGACTGAAGTAGCTTATCCAGAGTCATTAGGTACAGTTGGTGAAAAAAAGTTAGATCAAAGTAAAAGATTAACTAAATTAAAAGCACAAGGATTTCAAACAAGCGATAATATAGTTAGAAGTCAAACATCAGGTATGGCTACTAATTTTAATACACATTTTAATAATATATCAGATAGTATTATATTATACACACCTGGAACAGGAACAAAGTTTGATTACAAAGTCACATATGGAAACGTAGATACAGGTATCGCTGGATTAATAGGTAATCTAACTAGTTTAAAAGATTTGATTGGTGAAAAGGGTAAAGGCATAGGTAAAACTTTTATAGAAGGTGTTACAAAGTCCGCTATTGAGATAGCATTACCAGGTTTTGGTGGCGCAGTTGATAAAGCATTAGGTAGATCAGTAAATCCTAATAAAGAATTGGTATTTGAAAGCGTACCATTTAGAACATTTGCTTTCCCATTTGAGTTTGCGCCAAAGAATGAGAAAGAAAAAGATGATGTACAAAAGATTTTAAATTTATTTAAGTTTCACATGATGCCAGAGAAAGTTGGTGAGGGTTATCTAACAGCACCAGCACAATTTCAAATAACATATATGTATAGAGACGGTGCCAATATGTACATACCAAAGATTAGTAGATGTGCACTAACAGACATGAGTTTAGACTACTCGCCAGAGGGTGTGTTCACTACATTTAAGGCAGACGAAAAAGGTGCGCCGCCAGTATTAACAAAAATGGATTTGACATTTACAGAGATGGAAATAATGACAAAAGACACAATCGCTATAGGACACTAATATGTATTTTAAAAACTTTGAAAAAGGCTTTTACGATTTAAATGGTGATGGTAATTTAAAACTTGTCACAGACTTAATGACACGTGTAAAAGTAAGAGAGAAGATAATAGATGAAGCTAGTTTATATGACAAGTATGATGTGCCAAGTGGCGAGAGACCAGAAGACACAGCATTTAAACACTTTGGGTCATCACAGTATCATTGGATTATATTACTTTCAAATAATATAACAGACGCTTTTTATGACTGGCCTATGAGTGAACAAGACTTTGAGACATTTCTAAAAGACAAATATACTAATCCAGATGCCATACATCACTATGAATTAACACAATCAAGTGGTAAATTAACAGGTAATGGACCAGATGACTATTCACATAAGATAGAGGTAAACAGTGATGCTACAGGCGCTGAATCAGTCTCTAATAGAGAATTTGAACAAAGAATACAAGACAGAAAGAGATCAATCAATTTATTAAATCCAGCATACCTAAACACATTTATAGAAGAATTTGATAAATTAGTGAGGAACTAATGCCTACAACACCTGATAGACCTGGAGCATTTGAGCTTAGTGATATTATATTAATATCTTATAGATCCTTTGACGGATCAGGAACACCCAAAAGATTAAGTATTAGAGATTTAGTACAAGAGTTTTCTATCTATGAAAGTATAGATGGTAAATTCATTACAGGCGATATGACATTATTAGATGCCACAAATGCCATACAAACATTACCTATCACAGGATTTGAACGAGTAGAGTTTTTCTTTAGAACACCTGGTACAAAAAAAGGTTTTAACTTTTCTATAAAGAATGGACACCCAATGTTTGTTTACTCACTTACAAATAGACAAGGTGTAAAACCAAGAGCGCAGATGTACACACTAAAGTTTATATCACTAGAGGCAATAAGAAATCATCAAACAAGAGTATCAAAAGCATTTACTGGTGAGATTGACCAAATAGTAACAGATATATGTAAGAACTTTCTAAACACAAAAAAAGACATACAAGTGGAAGATACAAAGGGTAATTTTAAATTTGTCATGCCAAGAATTAAACCAACAAGTGTTATAGAATTTGTGCGTAAAGAGGCTGAATCAAAAAATTATAGAAACAGTGGTTTTCTATTTTATGAGAACGCCATGGGTTTTCATTTTAAATCATATGAAGGACACTTCTGTCGTGCCGATGGTACACCACGTAAAGTCAAAGCATTTTATTCACCTAAAGTTAAAAATGTAGGTAATCCAGGAATATATGAACTACAATCTGTTGAAGATCATAAAATCATACAACAATTTAACACACTAAACAACGTGGCGAATGGTGTTTATGCAAGTAAGTTAATTACACATGATTTATTTAACAAGACGTTTAACGAGCAAGAGTATGACTACAATTTAGAATATGGTAAACAAAACCATTTAGAACAAGACGCCAATGGCGACAAAAGAGACAACAATGGTATACTCCCTTTCTTTAATTACAGCAGTGGTAATACATTTGGTAGTTTAACAGAAGGTATGACTTTTCTTAAATCAACAACATCAAAGGTACACAATACATACGAACAACCAGATCAAAAAAACATATTACAAAAACGAGTAAGTCAACACATTGCCACAAATAGTCTTATATTAGAGATTACTATACCTGGAACGACAGAAATAAACGTAGGAGATATAGTACATTTTTCAATGCCAAAGTATGCTGAACATATGAAAGAAGATTCAAAAGACCAAGACAAATATTTAACTGGACGATACTTAATAAGTGCCGCTAGACACCACGTTTCAACGTTAAATAAGCGCCACACATTGGTGTTAGAACTTATGAAAGATAGTTTTAACGTAAGTTATCCAGAAGAAACAATGGACTTATATACAAACAACGAAAACGATAAGGGAGAGATTTATTTGGCTTCAGAGGTGGACCAATACGTATAACCTCAGAGAATCGCTGCTGAGAGTCGCTAGGAGCGGTGGCAATGAGAGAATACATACTCATATGAAGGTAAGAATAAATACAACAAACGAGAGGTTATTATGAGAAAGATTAAACAAAGAATTAAGACAATCATAGACGATTACTCATTTGCGAAAGATGAGGCTCGTGTAAGAAACAATATTAAAAGGGTATACAAAGGGCAATCGGAGGCCACGGAAAGCCTTTGGACATACGTAAAAGACCCTATTTTACTTAAAGTTAAAGGCCTTGCCTCGTACATAGTAAAGGGAATAGACAATATTAATAGATAAATGGCCGCTTGCGTAGAATGCTTTTAAATGCTATTAAATAGCGTAAGCCGACCGTATTAAAACAAGAGGCATATCGGAAAAAATAAAATGGTTAATGATAAATTTTTAGGACACAATGGCTTTCTATGGTTTACTGGTGTAGTAGAAGATAGGAACGATCCAAACAAAGCAGGGCGAGTACGTGTGAGAGCTCTTGGCCATCATACGTCTAATACTACAATACTTCCTACAGCCGACCTGCCGTGGGCACACTGTATGCTTCCATCTACATCAGCTGGAATCAGTGGGCTAGGGCAGAGTGCCACTGGATTAGTCGAAGGCTCTTGGGTCCTTGGCTACTTCCGTGATGGTATGGATAGACAGGAAATGATTGTAATGGGTACACTACCTGGAGTCCCTGCGGAGTTGTCACAGGCCGGAGGCTTCTATGATCCAAATGGTATCTATCCCAAGTACAAGGACGAGCCTGATGTCAATAGATTAGCGGTTAACAATGAAGACCTAGAGCACCTTAGCCTCACACTACGAAAGGCAACTCGTATTACTGGTATAGCCACAGCTGACTTTAACGCCTTTGTCAATCCAGACAACACAGCTGTCTTGTCTAGTGATGGCGACACATTTGACC